AGGTTTCTCGCAGGCGGACGCGAAACGCATCGCATCCGCCGGGTTTAACGCTCACGGTCAGCGGGATGTTGACTCAGGGCTGACGGCGGCGCGGGATATCATGGCCGCGCTGTATTCCAAGCAATTCCAAATCATAAAGGGACTCTAATAATGGCTACAGTTCCATTGCTCAGTGAAGACGACCGCAAGGAAGTCATTCGCCTGTACACCGAAATGGGCGACAAGTACAACGCAATCGACGCCGCGATCAAGGCCGGGAAACCTGCCGGCGAATTGAAGACGGCGCTCGACAAGATCGAGGAAGCGCTGACGGCGATTCGCTCGAAGCACGAGGAAACGATCAAAGCCGCGCAATCGCGCCTCGACGCGATCGAGGAAGTGCAGCGGCGCCGGGCCGCCGAACCCGAAACGCCGAAATCGATCGGCCAGCAGGTGATCGAACATAAGGGCTTCGTCGATTTCGTCGCATCGAAGAGCCGCGGCAGTTTTTCCGTACTCGCCAAGGGGCCGCTTTTCCAGCAGAAAGATATCACGGGGCTTTCGCGCGCGCTGCCCGAGATCATTCCGCAGATCGGCGTTGGGCCGCGGATGCTGATCGGCGTCCGCACGCTGATTCCGCTCGGCCGTACGACGGCCGGCTCGGTCAGCTATGTCGAGGAAACCTCATTTGCGGGCAATGCCGCGCCGGTCGCCGAAGGGGCGGCGAAGCCCAAATCCGATAAGGTCTTCACGCCCAGGACGCTCCCGGTCGAGACGATCGCGCACTACTTCAAGGTGTCGCGGCAATCCTGGGAGGATCTGCCGTTTGTCGCCTCGCAGATCGAGGCGAACGGCATTTTCGGAGTCCAGTTCGCCGAGGATAATCAACTCCTGAACGGCACCGGCGTATCGCCGCAATTGAAGGGGCTGAATCCGATCGCGGCGGCTGCGCCGGCGCCGGGTGCGGGATCGAACCTGGTCGACGCCATCGGCGCGGCGATATTCAATCTCGCGGCCGAGGGCTTCATGGCTGATGGCACGGTTGTCAATCCCGCCGACTGGGGCGCGATCGCCATGACCAAAAATCTGCAAGGCATGTACCTGTTCGCGAATCCGATCGACTACGCGGTCGCGCCGCGGGTCTGGGGCACGCGGCTGGTTCAATCGGCGCAGCAGGCGGCCGGCACGTTCCTGGTCGGCGCGTTTCAGGGGCATTCGCTGCTCGTCGAGCGCGAAGACATTACCGTGCAGGTCGCGACCCAAAACGAGGATGACTTTATCAAGAATTTAGTCACGATCCTGGTCGAAGAGCGCGTTGCGCTGCTTCCCTTGCAGCCGCTGGCGTTCGCGAAGGGCGTGACGCCGGCGGCCGTTTAATGGCTAAGAAGAAGAAGCGGAAACCGGAGCGGACGCCCGACAATAAGGCAATCGATGCGCCCGAAAACAAGGCGCTGAAATCGCCCGAGAACAAGGCCAAGCCGCTCCGGCCGCCTGTGAAACGCCAATGAAATTTATTGACGTCCAAGTCGTCACGCCGCCGGCCGATCCTGAGGTTGTTACGGTTGAGGAATACATCGACCACGCGCGGCTGAACGGCCTGACCGTGGACGTGCAACCGGTGCTTGTCCAACGCCAGCTTGACGCCGCGACGCAGCGCTGCGAGATGTATCTGCGGCGGTCGCTGCTCCAGCAGACGCTCAAGGCGCTTTTCATAGTCGATGGCAAGGACTGCGCCTGCGCACTCACGATGCATCTGCCGCGCGGGCCCGTCGAAGCGGTTTCGAATATCACGTCGGGCGGGCAGGATATAACCGGCTTCACGGTGACTTGGAATACGGTCGTGCTGAACGCGCCGCTCACGGCGCCCGCAGAAGTGCTGTACGTCTCGGCGGGCTTCGGCGACGCCGGTACGGATGTGCCCGAGCCGATCCGCGAAGGGATTCTCGAATACGCGACGCAGCTTTATGAGGATCGGACCGGAGCGCGCGAGCCGAAATATGCGGCGGCGGCGGGAGGCTCGACCGTGCCGCGCGGCGTGCAGGATCTATGGCGGCCGTATCAGTTGGAGATGAGCGGTTGACCACACCAGATCAAGACTCATCGTGCTAATTGGCGATAAGAGGGGCAGCCCGGTGTTTTGAAATGAACAAACCAATCTACGAACTGTGCCGCTATCAATTCACGTCGGCCGAGCTGCGCACGCTCGGCGATCAACTGGCGCGGGAAACGCAGCAGGCGATTGAAATCCGGGAAGAGCGCGCAACGGTTGTCGCAGAATTCGCCGCGCAGTTGAAGGGTTCGGAGAAGCGCATCGCGGGGCTCGCGAATAAGCTCAACGCGGGTTACGAAATGCGCGAAATGGAATGCATCGTGTTGTATGACAAACCCGAGCGCGGCATGAAAACCATCGTGCGCGTCGATACCGGCGAAGAGGTCAGGACTGCGGTGATGACGGATGCCGAAACGCAGGGGAATCTGTTTCCGGCTGAGAATCCGTCAGCGTCATAAAGACCGGGTTGCTGCTCTTATCGCCAATCAGCGTCATGGGTTATGAAATGGTCTGGTCATGACGGCGTCGGACTTACGCGAATGGATCGCGATATTCCAGATGGAGTTGACCGCCGACGGCCAGGGCGGCGCGCGCGAGGCCGTGCCCGCGAATTTGGTACCCGATCTGCCGGCGAACGTGCGCACGCCTTCGCCGCGCCTGGTCATGTCGGGCGATCAGCTCGCCGACCGCGCGGAATACGTCGTGACGATCCGCTACCAGCCGGGCGTGACGACCGCCTATCGCGTGATGTGGCGCGATCAGTTGCTCGACATTACGGGCGTCAAGAACTTGGATGGGCGCGATACGTGGCTTGAATTGACGTGCGAGCGGAAGGAAGCGGGGACGCAGTAGGTAGCAGTCAGCATTCAGCGGTCAGCGATCAGCCATGACGCCCTATTACGAGCACGCGGGCATCCAGATTTTTCATGCCGATTGCCGCGATGTGTTGCCGCACTTGCCGCGCGTGGATCTGGTGCTGACTGATCCGCCGTATGGCCTTGATCTGGTTGCCGCAAAGCAACTCGGACGCCGCGCCATCGGCATCGAAATCGAGGAACGCTATTGCGAGATCGCGGTGCAAAGACTCCGCCAAGAGGTGTTTGACTTCTCTCCATCTCCCATGGGAGGCATCCTCGCTAACGAGGAGAGAGGCGAGGAAATGCGAGGATGAGCCTACCAAAGCCGTACTATGAGCATGCGGGCATAACGATCTATCACGCTGATTGCAGGGACATTCTCTCTGGAATTGAATACGATTCAATTGTCACAGATCCGCCGTACGGGGTAGGCAAGAATTATGGCCAGTGCGTGGACGATCTGGCTGCATTCCAAGATGCCGTCCGCCTCGTGTCTTCAAGCCGGGCAGCGGTATTTGTTCCAGTTTGTCGTATCTGGGACTTGCCTGTCCGCCCGCAATGGATGGCTATTTGGAGCAAGGCTTATGGGGCTAGTGGGTTATTGGCGTATCCCATTTATCCTCACTGGGAAGGGATCGCACTGTATAACCTGTCCGGTAACTTCAAGGGTAATTGCGGGCACCGTAGCGATGTTTTCCATTTCGCGCCAGCCGTAGCCAACGGGAGCGGTCATCCGACACCTAAGCCGTTGAATCTTATTAGAGAGCTAGTTTCCTGGATGCCTGGCCAAGCGATCCTCGACCCCTTCATGGGTTCCGGCACAACGCTGGTAGCCGCAAAGCAACTCGGCCGCCGCGCCATCGGCATCGAAATCGAGGAACGCTATTGCGAGATCGCGGCTTCCAGATTGAGCCAAGAGGTTCTGGAATTCGCGCCCGCCGCGCCGGTTGTGCAGGAAGAGCAAGCGGAGTTGTTTGCTGACCGCTGATCGCTGACCGCTGACAGCTATGCCCAAAGCCTTCGCCGTCAAAATAACCGGTGCTGACAAGATCAAAAAGAACGTCGACTACTTGCGCCGCAATTTCCCGGAATGGCTGAGCGCGGCGAATCTTGAAACCGCATACGAAATCCGCGACGAAGCGCAACGCAACATCAAGACGCTCGACGCCTTCGATACGGGCGAGCTGCACGGCTCAATCGAAGTGCGAATCTCGCCGCAAGGGCTTTCGATTGGCGTTGGCTCGACCGCGCACTATGCGCCCTACGTCGAATTCGGAACGCGCCCGCACTTCCCGCCGCTCGAGCCGATCCGCGAATGGTGCCGGTCGCGCGGGATCCCGGAATCGGCCGCGTTTCCGATCGCCCGGAAGATATCGGAAGTCGGAACGCCGGAACGGCCGTTCCTCTATCCGGCGTACAAGGTCGGGATGCGGAATCATGTCGGGCGCATCAAGA